ATTCACCAAGCCGATGACAGGGAAGGCATACAGGGGAACTTCCCCAAATCCGCAATACGTCATAAAGTGCCTGACAGAGATATTCGGGCCTGTTGGGCAGGGGTTCGGCTGGGATGTTGTGGCCGAATCTTGGGAGGCTATCGGGGCTGAGACGATCCATTGGTGTCGCATAAAGTTCTGGCATACAGATCGCGCCAATACATTCGACAGCTATGGCCAGACGCGCGCCGCATACACCACATCAGGAGGCAAGGCTCTTGTTGACGAAGACGCCCCAAAGAAAAGTCTGACGGATGCAATTATCAAGGCCGCGTCTCACTTGGGGATTGCAGCAAATATCTTCTTGGGACGTTGGGATGATCAAAAGTATGTTGAGGACGTAAACGCCGCCTATCGTGAGGCAGAGAGTGGCCCGCCATTTAATAGCGCGCAGGCTCGTGATGATATGCTTGTTGCAATCAATTCGATCACAACCAAGCAGGCGTTGAGTGATTATTGGAAGGAAGAAAAGCAAACCTTGGAGAGCCTAACAGATGAGCATTTCACAGAGATAAAGGCTGAGTTTGCTAAGGCGGGTCAAAAAGCAGCGGACGCAGAAAGCGCTGACGGGTAATGCCTAGCCGTGTGATCAAAACACCGGAAGACCTGCGGGGATGGGAGAGGGCTTTGCAGTCTCAACCGTTCCCGCTCACGGTGTCCTATGTCAGAGGGGCAAAGCGGACAAACCCGCAGAATGACACGATTCATATGTGGTATGCTCAGATCGAGCGCGAAATGGGCGATACTACGTTTGCAAAGGTTCGGGCTGAATGCAAGCTGATCTTTGGCGTTCCGATTCTGCGCCGCGATGATGCCGCATTCAAAGCGGACTATGACGCCACGTTCAAGCCGCTGCCATACGAAACAAAGCGCAAAATGTTCGAGGTTCTGGACCCGGCGATAACGTCGAAGATGAACACAAAGCAACTCGGTGAGTACATGGACGCCATGATGCAACATTTTGCGGAAGCTGGCGTTCGGCTTATAGACCCGAGTTTGCAGAAATATGAAGGGATGAATGATGACTGATATTAGCAAAGAAGCGGTTGAGGATATGGCTAAAGGAATAGCCGCCAACCTTGGTGGCATAGTACACGAAGGTCAGGATGTGTCTGAAACCCTCCTCGCCCAAGCGGCCCGCATTGCAGAGCTAGAGGCGCAAAAGCAATCGCTGGAAGCGGACCTTGAAGACCTGCAAATGGAATACGACGAACACCAAACTAAGGTGTCTGCGGACTTCGAAGGTGACTGCTGGGTATCTATGCGCGCGCTACTTGAAGCGACTGGCTTCGACGGATGGAGTGATCCCGACGGCGTAACCGCTGACGCGGCATACCAGCATATGAAAGAAAAGCTGGACGAGTTCGGGAAGGCTGTCGAACGCATTGCAGAGCTAGAGGCAGCGCTTAAAACGGTACGGGAAGACGCGCTAACGGACGCCATGAATGCAATATGGCATGGCCCTCGCAAGAAGTGTGCCGAGCGGGCTAACGGCCACGGGTTGAACGCAACGCACGATTGCCGAGACGCAGTTGAAGCACTCATAGCAAAGGGAACAACATGACTGATGAAACGATAGAGCGGGTGGCAAAGGCGATAGCTGTGGCAATGTGTCGAAATTGGGATGATCCAAAAACGCAGCGCGAACTTTACCGGATGCAAGCCCGTGCCGCCATAGCCGCCATTCCGCAGCAAGAGGTGAGCGCGAAGGCTCTTGAACGCGAAGCCAGACGGCAAAAGTCTCTGGTGGGGTTAGCTTATTCCGAGGGCGTCCTAGACGTGTCTGCACGATCCGCAGCGGTCGATAACTCAGAGGAAAAGTTCTCTACCTCTGACGCAAAAGCGGCATCGGATGATCCTCTAACACACCAACTAGAATGGCCAGATCACTATGAGGCTTCCGCCCTATCAAACGCAGAGGTGGAAACGTGATGCGCGGCCCGCTCGGACAAAAGCAACCGAAGCCCGAAAAGAATAAACGCAAATGGATGCGGCAGATATCAAAGAAGCGCGCCGATTACCGCAAGTCAGACGCGGGGCAGGCGGATCTAGCCCGCATGGTAAAGGTTCGCCGATTGCCGTGCTGCATCTGCGTCAAGTTCGGAACGGTGCAGACCAGCAAGACCGAAGCACACCACTGCAAAAGCGGGCGGTTTTCTTCGGCGCGCGAGGACGATATCAATACGATCCCGCTTTGCATGTGCCACCACCAGGGGCTGCGGTTTGACCGGGACAAAAGCAAGATCGCATACCACCAAGGGCAAGAAACATGGGAAGCCGCATATGGCCCTGATTTTGGTTACCTTGAAGACACAAATTCAATGATAGATATGTTGGGCGGGGATTACTAATGGCTAATTTCAAAACATTCGACGGCATGGCGTCAACGCTCAGAGCGGGCGCAGCTGCTGGAATGCGGTCACAGATCACGCTTGAACCGGATAGCGCGATTGTTCTTGCCGAGATATTGGAGACATACGGGAAGGCGTTGGAGTTGGAAATCGAAAGCGGCCCAGACTTCAAGCTGTGCGACTGGCCAAAATGCGGATGTCCAGACGGGGCAATCAAGTCAGACTGCCCCGCTGTGGCTAAGTGGCGAGCGGGCGGTTAGTCAGGCTCCTTTGGTGCTACGTCGATGTGACCGTTCACCAAGTTTCCCACATTGGCCCAAGCGAGTCTTGCATCATTCCGCAACTCTGCGGTGAAGTGGGCGCGGGTCTTGCGGTCTCCCCCGTTGATAGAGTTTAAGGGTTCAGAGTTCACTTGCTGCAAATTGCCAAGAAAGGCGTCGGCAACGGACACTGCCGCGCGCAGCCTTTCAATTTCGTCAGCGGCCTTGAAGCGGTTGTTGGCGGCACTGAACTCACTGTCCCGAAGTAGCCCCACGATATCCATCAGGTATCCTCCATATCTTTGATGTAGTCGTAAGCATCGGCGGGGAACTCCAACCCGTGCTTGATGCCCGTAGCATATAGGTCAACGCCCCACTCATGCCCCGCCACCCAATGCCCCAGATCAGCGACAAAAAATCCAACGGCGCTCATAATCTTTGCATACCTTACTGATTTTATCATCAGCCTTGCTCCTCATCAACTTCAACATCGGCCAGTGGTACATCGAGCAACAGCCCGTCAAACCCCTTGGCTTTCCAATTATAATGGCTCTGCACCGACTTAATGCGCGGTTCTGGCTGCGCCTCGTGCATAAGCGCAACGAACTCCTTGCCCGTGATGCCGCCGCCGATCACAATATCGGCAATCTCACGCGCCTTGGCCAGTCGAGCAGGGTGGTCCTTTACGAAATGCTTCTTGCCCATCGTGCCACCACGAGCCTTGTGCGCCGCAATACCAGCCTTGGTGCGTTCTGAGATAAGGTCACGCTCCATTTGGGCGAATGCAGCGCAGATCGTAAGGAACATGCGCCCCATTGGGCTCGATGTGTCGATGCTTTCCGTCATGGATACCAGCTCAATACCAGCCGCTTCCATGCTCTGAACAGCGTCCAGTACACCCATTGTAGATCGGCCCAACCGGTCAAGACGCCACACCACCAGCTTATCACCGGGACGCATCACCTTGACGGCACGTTTTAAGCCGGGGCGGTCCATTCGCGCCCCAGTCATTTTGTCAGAGAAGATGTGATCAACGCCATAGCGGTTGAGGGCATCCTCTTGGAGTTTGAAGTCCTGATCGTCTGTCGAGACGCGCATATATCCATAAGTTTTCATATCTTCTACATAAGGAATAATCCCGTATATGTAAAGGTGCTAAATAATTCTGGTACAAAATGCTTTTGTGCTTGCGCGACCATATATGCTATGCTATCTGCTATGTAGCGAAACAAAGATAGGACCGTCTGACTAATGGTGAACCGGACCAAAGCGGAAAAGGACAACGTGCTACGGCTCGCATATGCGTTCTTTGATAGTCACGCGCGGCACAACCTCTCGCCCACATCAAGAGACTGGTCTGAGCGGATGGCCCGCGAGTGCCTATGGGCGCTTGGGGTGGCGGGATATGAAGGTCGCAAAGCGCAAAAGCCGGACACACCCGGCGACACGATCGAAGGCATGGCAATTCGCCTTGTCGAAACGCAACGATAAAGGACCAACACAATGAACTTCAAAACATCAACAGCATACGCCCTCGGGCTTGCATCGGTTTTCGCCGTGGCAACAACTGTCGCCTGTATGGCGCAAGAAATCATGATTGAAATGGTGCCGGGGTCTGGCGTCACACCAAAGGCAGAGCGTTGCATTGGGTGGCACGGGGCAGGCGATATCGGGGCAAGCGCATTGGCCATCGCAACGGGTGTGGCGGAAGAGGCAAATCCTGTCATTGGAGCGGCGGGCAATGCGGCGTCACCACTTGTCGGCGTTCTTGTTAAGCTTGGAATATGCCATGCAATGCGAGCAAATGGCGCAACTCAGTTTGAGATTGAAACTGTTTCCGACTCTGCTGGATCAACTGGCCTTGCAAATGCTGCCTTTGTATTCGCAGGCGGTGGACCGTTCGCAATTGTTGGGGGAATGATCGCAGGATCCGCGATTGTTGATCAGCGCATGAATGGCAGATCCACAGCACCGCAGTTTGATCGCATCGCCCAAGGTGGCCAGCCTTAAACACGCCATCCCGCGTCACACGGGCGCGGGCGGCTATCTCCGATAAGGCCAGCACAATCGTTCACATTCCAACGCCTTAAATTCATATGGAGCGCGCGTTGGTGAGTGTCGGTTGGTCATAGTCCTCCAGACACCGAAGCGCCAAACTTCAACGCTGGCCTTTTCCGAGATCACGCGCACCCGTATTCGTCGCAAGCCTGCGCGACTTCCAAAACCCAACGCAGCAAACCCGCGTCATTCTTCGCTAGGTACGTCACCGTTTTCGGCGGAACCGTTGGCGGTTTCCTCACCACATCGCTGAAATTCGGAAGCGGCTCGGGCTGCATCCCCGGACAGCCGCTTAATAGCATCACGCAGCAACTCGCAATCATCCAATTTCTCAATGTCATTCCTGCGCTCCTGTTGTTCCTTGATTATCCGAATGGTTGCCCGCAACGCGTCCGCCTCTGCGGCCTGTCGTGCGTCCCGTACAGCATCCCACCTATTCCAGCCGATAAACGCCCCAGCACCCGCCACAGTGGCCACAATGAGCCATGTGCGAAGCGATACGCCTGTCAGAAGTCCGATCATTTCCAGTTTCTCCCAAGCCATAGGCCAAAGCCCACGCCAGCCACGCCCAAAATCTCAGGCATTGAATCGGCCGGCGTAAGCCATCCCGCGAGAACACCGGCCCCAACGCCGATGATCCCGAAAAATATTGCAAGATAAACAAAGCCCATTATTGGGCCAGCCATCCGATGCGGCGGACCATGAGCCAGAGCAGGACCACCACAACAACCATGATGCCGCCAATGGCGATGTATTGAGCAATCGGATCGAGGTCAGACACGCCTTTCAGGATTGCTGGCGATGCCGTCGCTGCGCCCGTGATACCTGCAACGATACCCTGAACCTGTGGATCTTTGACTGGATTGGTTTCAGGCCGCTTTTCCTCCGTCGCAAATTCAGGTGTTGCTGCGCGCTTGGGAAACGGTTTACCCCAGCTTGCCGCAGAGCCTCGATCATCCACATGGACAAAGTTCTGGCGCGGGTAAGTCCCGATAGCCTGAAACCCAACCGACTTGGCAGTCTTGATATAGTGCGCCGGATCGTGGTTATCCATCTTCACGTCGAAGGCTGTGCCTTTCATGTGCTCGCTGTCTTCAGCCCCGCCAACGGCTGCGTTGTGTTCTGGGGACCGATAGGCACTGTTGACGATCATAGGACGCCCTAACTTGTCCCTGAGCGCCTGTAGCTTATCCATGGCCGCAGGGACAATCATCAGACGCCCCGTGCCGCGACAAGCCATTTCCTGTGGGCTGAAATCGGGCCAGCGCCAATGCTCTGTCGGGTAATCTTTCCAGTTTTTGTAAATCTTTGCCATCTGCTGCCTCCTACCTTTGAATTCTGTCTTTTAGAATGATGATATCTTCCCGAATGTCCCGAATTGTTGCCACGATCTCAACCTGATTTTTGACCGCCTCATGGTTGGACCGGCTCAAATCGTTTAGCACTTCTACGAACTCATTCGCGCCACACTTCAGGTTTGGCGGGTCTATTATCTTCGGCCCATCGTCAGACTTCAATTGCCGCCATACTGAAAACCCAACCATGAAAAACGATAGCAAAACCAAAAGCCCTGCAAACCCGATCTTCTCGTAAGCAATGCCTGCGGCTGTTATCGCATCAGGCACCCACTCCACTGAGTCGCTCCCATATCAGGATCAAGGCTCGGGATATGCGGGGCAAGTGGGCAATGAAAATTGAAAAGTAAACAACGCCCGCTGCAAAATATGTGAACACGCCAGAGCTACTCCCCTGCGTTGCTGCGATAGATGCGGAGAAATGCAGCATAAAAATTGAAATCGTTACACAAGCGCCACCGCGCGCGATGGGCGTCCAATACATCCCATGTCCGTTGATCCTCACAGCGATGGCATAGAACAAGCCAAGGAACACGCAGGCAAGTCCGACAACGGCATATGGTGCGCCTAGCCCGGTTGCGTGGATATTGTCCCTGACGTGCTCAAACGCCTTGGCGGATATTGCGCCGCCCTCGCCCCAAGCCAAGATCCATAAACCAAAGCCCGTGAAATATGTCGAGGCAAGATAGTCTATCTTCGTGAGGCTGACTGATCCGGTTTCTTCATATGCAAATGAGTTAGGCATTTCGGCCCCCGTCACTTTCTGCGGTTGCAAATCTTTTCTTTGACGTAGAAGATTGCGAGGGCGACTGTAAATGTCCCTTGAGCGATGATGAGTGACCATACGAAGGGCTTGAGTGCGTCGCTAACTTCTCGACTGACCGCCTGATATATCTCCACGCGTCGCTGCCCCCTAGCACAAGAATCGAGGCCACTAAGGCCATATCTGCGTAGAATAAAGGGCTTTCCCACATATGGTTTGAACCGGCTGCGAAATCGAACCCCATCCACTCGCCTATAGCGTAACATGCCGCCGAGATTATCGCTAGGGTTGAACTTTTAGGAGATGTTGTCAAAATCATTCCGCCAACGGTCACCCATGATGCAGCAAAGCAAAGCCATATGAGGTCACCGACTGGTAAGAACTTGAATATCTGCACCACCAACAAGGCAGTGCAGATTGTCAGCAAAGCGCGGCGGCGCGGCCCATCATTCAGAGCAGCAAGAACGCCCGCAAGGATGAGCCACACCGTCCACCACATTACTTGCCGCCACCCAGCGGTTTAATCGTTACGCCGTCAATCTCGCACGTTGTACGCCGGCCGATGGCAATCACGAAATTTAGGTGACCGACTGTCTCACGCACGTTTGACGAGGCTTCGTCTTGACCTTCGGCACAGAGCTTGTCTGCAAGGCTTCCATAGTGCTTGATCATCTTGCCCACACGAACCGTGTCTTTGTCGATCATTGCTTGGATTTCGTCTGCTGTCATGGTGTAGTCCTTTGTTTGTTTGCGGCCATTGGTAGCATAAACGCTGCGGCCTGTTAAGGGTTGCGGGGGCGGGCTACATTGCAGCGATTATAAACGCAAACAACTGCTCATAGCGAACGCCGTAGAGATTGCCCTTTGGTCTGGATAGTCGCTCGCCGACCTTTACGGGCTGCGTTTTTCCGGTATCCTCTCCCGCCTTGTTCAATACCGGCTGCTGTTCATAAATGTCTTCGAATTGGTCTTCCCATTCATCAAAGCAAAGAACGCCATAGGCGTGGGCATCCAGCCCCTGCGATGCAAACGCCGCGACAACCTCTTGGGCCATGACGCCAACGTGAATTCGGGCCGCGTCACCTTTCTCTGCGACAGAGTTCCGCCACTTGAACTTGCGGATCAATCCTTTCAAATCCGAAGCAACAGCCATTTCTGCGTCGGATAATTCCTCAACATCCTGCTTTTCGCGTTCATCAGATGTATTGATTGTGCCGTTTACCGAATACACATCAGACCATCTGTATGACGCGGAACCGAGAGAATATGAATTGTCAGCGCCAGGGCGGGTGGAGCTCACGCTATCAACCACAAACAGTGGAGAGCCACCATTTGACGCGACTTGGAATTGGTTCGCACCCGGTGATCCTATGAAGGCCCCGCTAGTCGCGTCATCATATTTAAACCGAAGCGCCAATCCGTTGCCGGTCCTGATGAACTCTGAAACCGCGTCAGCAGTTACATTTAAAGACGCATACATATCGAGATCGTTTGTCGTCTCAATCAAATCATCTTGCTCAATTGTTCCAGCCCAGCCAGAATTGATTGCCCCAAGTGAAGAATGGCTCACAGCAACGGCCCCGGCCTCAGACGTGTTGCCAGTGCAGCAAACGCTTATCTTGGACGTATAATCGCCATTCGATAAAGTGATATCGTTGACAAATGTCCCGGCGGCCATTTCGTTGTTGTTGATGCTTATTGCTTCGGTGCCGATGATATTGACATATCCGCCCGTAGCCAGATTTGCACCGTCGCGGCTATAAGTCACGCCATCTACAGTCGTTTTGGTTGCGAAGTGGTTCCCGATTACAGTCGCGACTTTGCCGTAAGTCCCGGTATTTGTCACATAGAGACCGTAGTGCAGCGGGTGAACAGATGTGAATTTATTGCCAATAACAAACAACGTATTGGCGTCCTGAAAGCGGACGTGGCTTGTAGGTTCTGGCTCAACGCCGCCACCTGTTTCGTCTATCAATTGCCCGTGAATCAAGTTATTGGTCAACCGGATATCTGCGAAGCTTCCGGCGGATCCGGCTAGAACTGTGGATCGATAGCCTTTGATCGCTGCGGAATTGAACCGATAGAACATATTACTATCAATCCAAATATTGTTGATGTTGGATCCGGTGCCAATGCTGTTCAGAAACTTAATCCCGTGACGATTAGTGGCGGCATCGCCAACGCCAACGAAACGGCATTCACGAATATGGCTTTCTCGCAATAGGTGCGGGACGTAAATCCCGTTCATTTTGAGGTTTCGGAAGCCCACGCGCTCAACCTTGCACCCCTCCATATGACGGGTAAATGTCGCGTCATTCGTTACGGCGTCGAATTTAATGCAATCGCCTGTCGCATCGTATTGGTCGCTGCCAGTCTTTCCGATGAACTCAATGTCTGAAACTTCGATCTTGTCGCGCGCGACGATAAAACATGAATAAGTATCAATCGGATAAACTAAGCTAGACCCCATTCCATCGCCAAAAATCTTTTGACCCGATGTGCTTATTGTAACAGAAGAAACCCGAAAATCGCCAGATGGGACAAAAACGGAACAGCCCGTATCTATGGCCGATTGGAAAAATGTCGCGTTGTCGGTGCCGTCTCCGCTGCTGGTGGCATCAGAAATCGCGCCAAACGCCATGACGTTAACAGAGCCATTTTTACAATTAGCATACAGCTTCACGCCGGACCCGATTGTGATGTGATGATCTGTGGCAGCGCTTTCCGCCTCTACATAACCAAAGCCAGCAGCCGACCATGAAGCCCCCGCCCCCCGCGCCTGTTCGTTGCTGGAAAGAAGCTCAGAAACAGTCAAATAATCGCGGTTCACATATTGCAACTTTTCGCCGCCAGCATTCGTCACGTCATAATCTGTAGCGCCTGACGATAAAACGAGAAACCGACTGCCATCCGCTTGGGAGATTATATAGGTTCCATCATCATAACTTGACGTGTCGGCTAAGATGCTTGCCTGATCTGGCAAAAACACTGGGTCGTCTGGGCGCGCTGCCATTCGCACATTGTCTGTTTCATTTAGCGTAACTTCGTCAGCATCGGAAACACGTATTTTATACGATCCGCTCTCAAGAAATGATTGCTCAAATTCGCCTGCTGAATTTGCCTCAAGAGGATGCGCCTGCGCTGCCGACAGGCTGCTATCGCTGTATGTCGTCACAGGCGTTGTAGTTCCCGCCTCGAACACGTAAAGCAACGCGCCGCTTACAGGGTCTCCGTTAGCGTCAAGTGCGCGAACAAATGGATTTAGTAAAGCAGCCATGTGGCCCCCTTTTCAGTTTGAGTTTAATTTAGCCGCCTAGAAGCGAAATGGCCTTTGCGCGATGGGCGCTCATTTGGTTTTCCACCTTATCGCGCACTGTACCGGGCGCGCCGCCGTTGTTCGCATCGCTGGCGTTGTAACGCCCCACGCTGCCCGCGTTCACTGCGGAATAGGCGTCAAGCAGGCCCATACCAGGCCGGAATCCTGCGTCTTTGAAGTATCGGACAACTGCCCCTCCGCGCCCAAGCTGGCTGCCAACCGGATCCTTCCAGTCTACGCCGTATTGCTGCGCCTGTGGCTCGCCGAACTGGATCAGCCCGCGATGTTGGCCCCATTGTGTTGTAGGCCCAGCCTTCGCAGGATCAAACGTGCCTGCGGTTTCGTAGGATATGATCGTCGCCAGATCAACAGGGTCCATGCCCAACTCTTGCGCTGCCTCGACAATCCCCCCGGCCAATCCGCCAGCATCCGCACTCATCTGCGAAGCCGCTGCGTTTGTCGGCCCACCATTGGACGCCAGAGCGTTGTAGGGCTTCAATGATTGCGCCGCCGCTACCGTTGGCCCGCCGTGTTGTGCCATCGCCGCAAACGCATTATTCTGTTGCTGTGGCTGATACTCAGAAAACGCATTGCGAGGCATAAGCCCCTGCATGAATGCCCCGGCTGGGTCTGCTTGAATTTGTTTCATGTGGCCTCACAAGGTTGCGAATTTAGCAGAAAAATGCTATTGTGGAAATCTATTTTGGAGCATAAATTTGGACGCGATAGCCTTTCCCGCCGCAATTGTATCAAGCTGGATAATCTTCTCCCTTGCAGTATGGGGGATAAGACTTTCTCGACAAGAAGTCAGAACCGGGACAGAACCAAAAGGCTCTACATATTTCACCCTTACGCTTTGCTCAATCGGTCTTGCGATGCTGGCGTCTGAGGCGATAGGTTCCCCATTCATTGAAAGCATTAAGCACGACCTCATTGGCGGTTTAATTGGATTGGGGACAGCATATTTCGCGCACCGCTTTGCAATTTCTCTACGGCTGGGGCCGCGCCCGTTGCAAGAGCCGCACCGGTAGATGATGGCCGAACCAACTTAGGGACACCCGCCACAAAGTCTTGTATAGCCGTTGCACCGCGCATTGCCGACTTATCAGCAGACCCCTTGGAAAGAGCACCAACCGCCATAAGAGGCAATGAAGCTCCGTTAGATGCAACGCCACCGACCACATGCAGCGCCATCATTAAACCATTGCCGGATGGGGATAGCTTGCCAACAAGGCGTTTCATGTTTTCGCTCGTGCTTCCTCTGACAAATTCACGCATCATTTCAATCTCGCCTGATGAAAAGAACTTAGCTTTGCGCTCGTTGTTTATGATCGACGTAACCGCCTGCCGGTATTTGTTCAGGATATTGCCGCCCGATCCGGTAGCCGCCGTCTGGTCTGTTGCTTTTGTAAATGCGTCGTCAAGAAGTTGAGACTTGGAGAACCGAGAGTTTGCCGCCCGCGCCACGTCCATAAGCTCGCTTGTCGCGCCGCGCTTTTCGATAACGTGATCAATTGAAGCAATTGCATCTAGGATCTGTGGTTGGTCCTTTGCCGATGCATAACGCTTCCAAAGGTTCTTTCGAATGCTGTCTAGCTGCGTGATAGTTGTTGGCTTCCCCGCCCTGCGGTCCAAAAGGGTCAAGGTCGCCTTTAGCGCGTTGTCGGTTTCCTCAACATAGTTTCCATCATCAAAGACGCTCCGAACATGCGTTGCAAGTTGGCTCATGGTGTCGCCGTCGAACACCTCGCCGGACTCATCTACTGCGCGGTATGCAGCATTCTTCGTTTCCTTTAGAGCCCCTATCGTTGGGCGCTTGGCCGACTTGATGAACATGCTGCGAACCCGTGACGGTACGGACGCTGCGAAATCTGTGACCTTGGGCGCAGCGGCCCCCAATACGCCGCCTAGAATGGCAGTGGTTGCTGAGTTGCGCAGTCTGTCGTCGCCCTCGCCTTCCATAAAACCATAGATGCCGCCCGCAGTCGCGCCCGTGAGCGCACCGGCTGCTGTCTTGCCAGCAATCGTACCAAGCTTGGAAACAGCCCCAGCCGCGCCAGCGCCAGGAATGAATGCAGGGGCTATCTCTGCCGCCATAGACATAAGCGGATGATCTGTTTCAAGTTGCGTCTCTTGATCGCGGTAGAATTTTAGCCGCTCATCATATCCGCCGCCGCGTCCGATAAGCTGGTCGGCTTTTGCCGCCGCCTCATCGCCCACAATGCCAAGCGTCATGCTTTCGCCCGCTTTGTTCATCAGAGCCGCAGCCGTAGCACCGCGCTCTTTGCTTGCGTCAATCTGTGACTGGATCATGGCGTTATCAGGTTCGGGCATACCCGGAGACGCGATCTGATTGGCCGCATTCGCCCGCGCAAGGCTTTCAGGTGACGCTACCAATGTGCCATCCTTCGCAGACGCCACGCGGGCTCGCATAGCTGCGCTAGGGTCAGCACGTCGCGCCTCAAGTTCAGCCTTAGCCGCGCGAACGGTCTGCCTGCGCTGCAATTCAGCCTTAGCCGCCTCTACCGCATTCATTGCCCGCCCCCATCAATAAGTTTTTGAAGCTCTTCATCACTCATCTGAGAAACGTCAGGAACACCACCACCGGCAGGGGCCGCAATCGTCGCAGCCGGATCGTCAACCCTGCGGAAATCAGCAAGACTGCGCTCAGGATCAAGATTGTAAGCCTTTGCCTTGCCCTCATATTGGGTTTTAAGATTCATAAACCCACGCTCTGCGCCGTCATACAGGCTTTCTGCGCGGCCAAGGAAGTCTTGACGCTGCTCAGGCGCGAGCCTTTGACCGGACGCCATCTTGCGGATAGCGCTGGAAATTGGCTGGGGAACATTAATGCCGAGCTCTTCGCTGTTTTGCAGCCATGCCGTTGCCTGCGCCGCCGTTTCAAATTCGCTCTCACGCACAACCGAACCGGGATCAAGAACCTTCATAAAGTTAAAGATCAATGCCAGATCACCAGCCGGGCTTGGGTCTCTTGCAGAATTAACGATCCGCTCATATGCCTGCGACTGTTCAGAGAACGCCTTAACCTGCGGAATGCCCAAGAACTCCTTACGAAGCTTTTGCTCAGTCTCAAAATCAACCTGCGGGATATCCAAGTCGATAAAGCCATTGCGCGCGTCCAGACCAGCCTTGCCAGCATCGGTAAGCGGTTTCGGCTCCTCTGGCAAAATGCTATCCGCCGCTTCAAACATCTTGGCAGCGCCATCGATCCGCGCGAATACCTGCGGCGCATTCTCATAGGTAAGCTGGGAAATGCTCAACCCCATGGCTTCAAGCGTCTGTGCGACCTCGCCTTGGTTCTGCATGACAAATGCGTTGAATGCGTCTGGTCCCTGCCTGTGCGACACAACCGCAGGCATCAAACCCTGCCGGAACTGAGCCGCCGCCGCCGCGCGCTCGTTTGCGTTCATCTGTGCGGCCGCTTCCTTCATTTTGGCATCGAAAAGAGTGGTCTGCTGGCGAAACGATTCCTCGGCCCGCAAATCTGTGTTCTGATTGCGTTCACGCTGATATTGCTGCTGTTCCATCGCCCGCGCATCCGACTGCCCCTGCCGGCGCATATTGAACGCGCCTTGCGGATCGAATGCAGCATAACCGTTAATCGCCGTCTGATCACCTTGGGCAAGGGCCGCGCCGTTCTGCTTCATAAAACCAGCAAGCGCGTTCTGATCTTGCATCTGCCGGATCTGACCGCCCGCCTGCAACCCGCCCGTCAATCCTGCAAGGAAATTCTGACCGGGGTTTGTTTGTGTTTGCTGCATGATTTAGCTCCCGAATGGGTTTGCGAGGGGCTTGATGCCAAAGCCGGGGTTTTGTCCAAGATACCCTGATTGCGCCATCCCGTAAATGTTAGACAGTGAATTGATCCCACCTGAGATAGCATTACCTGTCCCGATTGCGCCCTGCGCCTGAGCCTGCCCCATGTTGAATAGGTTATTACTTGTGCCGCTTGCGTAGTTATTACCCGCCTGAATCTGTGCCTGTGTCGCAGTCTGCCCAACACCTGAAAGGCCGCGCAGAGCGTTTAGCTTGTCCTGCCCAACGCCATAGCTTCGATTGAATTGATCAGTCTCACGCCCAACGAAATTGCCATACTCTTGCGACCCGATGCCTTGCCCAAACCGCATCGCGTCTTTTGCCGCAGCGCCTGAGAAACGCATACCGCGCGCAGATGCCATCCGCTCAAGGGCCTTGTTACCTTCGTCCAGCCGGAACTGATAGCCGGGGGATGCCTCAAAAGCGCTTGTTGACAGATCAAGGTTCGGATCAGGCAGATTTACGCCCTGATATTGCGTTCCGCCTTGCTGTGGCAATCCGTCAAGATATGATTGCGCCTCTTCACGGGTTCCAAATGTCTGGCCGTTGACGACGTAGCTTGTGCTGCCTTGCGCCGCCTGTCCTGTCTGCCTGCTTTCACCAAGGTTCAATCCGTCGCCAGCATACACACCGCCGCCCTGCGGCCCCGCATATGGGTTATATGCAGATCCCGCCGCTGTTCCCGGCGTTGTGATTTCCTGAATCTGATAAGGAGCGGTTCCACCGAACGTGGGGGCAGGTCCAAGCCCGCTCTCAAATGCAAGCGCAGAAAGCGCATTGTTACCAATTGCGCGCGCGGGTTCTGTTAGCGCAACGTTGTTGTCATAGATATAGCGCTCTGTATCGTTGGCATTGCTTGCCGCTTCAGCTTGTGAATCCGCCGCTGATTTTGCCGCCATGCCCTGCGCAACACCACCCGCTGCCGTAGCCAAGCCCAGAATTGCCATTGTTCCAAGTGCCATTTAAATCACCTTTCCGTGACTGATTTCGGATGGCGCATACCCGCGCCTGGATAAAATACGATCAGCGCCATCTAAGCTATGAATCGTTGTCATTCGAATTTCATTGGCCCCAGCGGATGCAGCCCACTGTTCAAACCCGCGCAACAGCTTCAACCCTTGCCGGTCCTCCGCCCACCAAAACAACTCGACCGCAATCTTCCAGCTGTCTGAGCAATATGCGGCCATAACCGCGCCGCCGATCATGCCAGTCTCAGAAACAAGGACCACGCCGTCTGGGCTGTCGATCAACCCCTGAACCGTCCGCGCCGTGGCGTCCTTGCTATATGGTGCCTTTACGCCGCCGGCATCATGGAACTTTAGGCCCATTTCTAAAATGCGCGGCAAATCCGAAGTTTCAGCATGTCTAATCATGCGGCGCTTACCTGATACCCATCAACCTTTACGCTGATAGATGTTGCCGCCGATGCCTGCATTTGCAGCGTGTCCGCAGCCTCAAGAACGCCGCCGACCACTCCGAAAAGCGTTCTTGTCTCATTCGGCTGAAACGTCAGCCCCTTAATGGTTTGAAGCGTTCCAAAATAGCAATCAAGCGTGACCACATCGCCGGAGACGTTACACGCCTCTGCAAAGGTGATCTTAGTTGTGGTGTCCGCCGCGCCCGTCACCACCGTCGCAAGAGATGCTGTTGGCTGTCCCTCGTATAAAACCGCTGCTGTTCCCATTATGTTTTCACCAAATAATTGACCCCGAAGACGGGGTTCAGGATGCTAAAGGATGCGCCATCGCCATTGTCATCAATGGAAATATTTGATCTTGCCTTATGGACGCGGATATCAGCACTGGACATTAAGGCAGAACCACTCACCTCCGCGCTGTCAACGATCAGGCTTATGTCGTCTGGGCTTTCCTCAATGACAATGCCCGTTGTCTCGGTTGTCGTGGCGGTGTTCCCGCCGGGCTGATAGCGATTTGCGCCCGACCCGCTCACTAGACCACCGCGAACACTCACATCACCATGGAAGTGGCCGGGGTCATTTATGGCGTGGGTATGCTTATTGTCTGGATCCTCTTGCGCCTCATGTGTGTGGCTATCCATTTGTAAATCGTGGCTATGACCACGGTCGCTTGCGCCATGGGTGTGGCCGAGATCAGTGATGGCATGGCTATGGCGTGGCATTTGCTCAACCGTTAGCGTTGCCGTTGAAGCGCCAGATATTCCCATAAGAGAAACCAAGCTCCCCGCGCCCATCGCAATTCGGCCTGAGTAATCAGGAAGCGTTACAATCCCATCTGTCGCTCCGAATATCTCAGCAAGATCCGGGTATAGCCGCTCTGTGACTGTCTGCCCGTTTAAAAGTAACCATCCCTCCGGCTCAGTAGAGCCAAGCGTCATTTTCACAATTCCCGCAGGCTCTACGCTATCCTGTACTCGGATTCGAAAGGCGTCCAACCACCGCATGAACTGCGGAGCAATCTTAACCTTTTTGCCCTCGACAAATCCTATTTCAGTGTCACCGCGCGGGGCAAGGCTAGGGATATTACGCGACGTCATATTTCACCCCGTACAAGTCACGGCCTACCCTGTCTGTAATCCTGATACGAACCTGAAAGCGCCTGAAAGCCCCCAGCCCGTGCCATTCAACAACCTGCCTGAACTCTCCAAGCCCGCCAAGATCACGCCACCGCTCTTGCGACCAGTTGCGCCCGTCCCTTGACGTTTCCAAAGCAATGCGCGGGGTCCGGCCAATGCCGCCAATTCCGCCCTCAACGTTCAAATGGATGCGCGACACGCTGAAGTGGTCAGACCTGTATTCCGGCGATGATACCGCCTCGGCAACAATGGTCTGGCCATCATCGTCATATGTGTTCTTGTCGATCGTGACAATCTTGCCCGTGTCTGTTCCGAAATACTGCGTTGAGCCAATCCGCCCGCCGCAAACGATAAACCAAGGCTGTTCCTCTGTTCCGCTTGTGCGTTCATGCCATAAGCTCGTCGTCATATCGAAAACAAGCGTCGGGGCATCGATCATGCGGATTGCGTAAAACTTATGCCCGCGCTCTTCGAACGTGATGGCAGAGTGTACCGTATTGGCCCGAAGCTTTTCCTCAATCTCGCGGGTGCTAATGACCACCGGCGCTACACCAGTTGCCCGATACACCACCAGATCGTCACCAACGAAAAAGACAGCATTGTCTTCCTTGGCAACCGTTGTTGCCTTATGCAGCCCGCGCTCAACCATAGCGCCCGCATTTGGGGCAAATGGGAAATCTGCGTCACCGCTGTTGTAGAATACCTGAATTGTCTTTTCGCCAAACACCCACAATTCACTGTGGTCTGCCAGCACCGATACAATAGCGTCCGAAGACGCCTCTGCCGCTGCGAAGTCCAGACCAGAGAATGTGGTTGCGTCATCAAGCCCTGAAACCGTGATCAAGTCGTCACGCCCCTGCCCAGACCCGCCAACAATGATATAGCCGTCAAGTGACGTGATCCAAACCGGAGTTGTTATTGCGCCCGTGCTGTAGCTCGCCACGGTAACGCCATCGCTCACATAATAGGTTGATCCGACAAGAACCGCCATTTGCGTGGCATTTGATGCAAAGCTAACGCTTTCGCTCGAGCCAACCGCGCCGATAACCGTGACAACGCCGCCCGCCACATGGACAAGATTGCCATTGGCAACAGCATATCCAGCGCCATTGAAGCCATAGACGGCCCGAACAGATCCCGACACGTCAGCATTCACAACAGCCCCGCCACGCCCGATCAATGGCACCTCTGTCACGCCGTCCGCAGGTCTAGCAAATAAGTTTACAAGCCGCTCGCCGCTATAGCCACGGTTCCCGCTTGATTTGGTGGCGAATGGGATAAGGGGCATTAGATAAACCGTCTCGTCGTGCCGCCCTGCGAAACTGTGCAGGTAAGAGCGGCGGGGATAGTCGTGTCAGGAACAACAGCATATGCCGCTTGTATCCTGCGGAAAAAATCATCAGCATCAAATTGCGCAGGAAATGCGAAGTCAACCACAATGCGAGACGCCAGCATGTAAACAGTGCCTTCCTCAAACTCATCAGCCAGAGGGAATGCGTCGGTAAGATCAAGCGCCGTATGCGTGATATCAACGGCGGCAAGCGTCCAAGCCGCAAGCATCATATTCAAATCTTCTAGCGCGGGGGCCGCGTCCTCAGCCGTGGCATTCGCGCCATGCCCCAAGACCTTTGCCTTACGCAAAGCCCGCTGGACGATATCAAGAACAGTTGCCATATAAACGCCCCTTGCAAAGAAAGAGACGGGGCCATTACAGCCCCGCCATGGTTTTAGTTAGTGAGACGCATACCCAAGCGAGGATCGAGACACTTCACGCCGAACAGCATGTCAAAGCGCATGTTATGCTGAAGCGTGTTGCCGTCCACCCATTCGGAACATGAAATCGTGACCTTGTTGCCGGATTTGGTGGAGGTCTTGAGACCAGCGCCTGATGCAATCTTGAGCGGTCGAGTAACCAGCGTAAACGCCTTCGGATGCAAAAGCAAAGACTGCTTGTATCCCGTGCCGCCCGTGCCTGACTTGACCACAATGGCCGCATTGTCTGCCGGTGCTGCTGTAACCGTCTGATATGCTCCTGACGTGATCATTGGTGGCGATACTGTCAGAGTAGATGGTCCGGTTGAGGCACCAGACGCAGCGTCGGCGGTGACAACGAACGTTTGCAAGCGCCCCGTGCTTTCCTTCGAAACAGGATTGACAGAAAACACGCCAGCAATCGTGAACACGTCGCCTTGAAGCAGAATGCCCGCCGTGCTGTTGGTCCAGCCATCCGTTACCAGCGATTGCGTCCATGTGTCTTTAGACGCCGCATAGGTCACGCCTTGAGCAGCGCCATTCACAAGTGGCGTACCAGTTGCAACACCGACCGTGTGCGTAGGAGCATGGACAGATTCATAGTTGTTGAACCCGGCATAGCGCCCGATTTCGGCCTCTTCAAATGCGGTCTTCGCTTTGCCTTGGACATAGACGCCTTTGAGGCCATCCGCGAGTTGCAGGGATGCGTTGGTGCCATGAACCGCGAAGCGATCCGAGTTAGGGATCGCAGCGTCGGTCATAATCGCGCCACCTTCACCAAGAGCCAAGAACGTGCTTGGGACAGTGCCGGGGGTGCCGGTATGCCAATACAAATCTTTGTAAAGGCCAGCCAGTTCGGTTTCGATCCGGTCACGCATCTTGATCACGACTGGCTTAATCACGTCTTCTTGTACGCGCTCAAAAGACAGGGTTGCATCCAGCGCGCCAACATCGACCTTGATAGAAACGGTCTTGTTCATGCTGATGGTGGTTTTGCCCTGTGTGATATCTTCGGAATACGAAGACACATCCAGGTTGTCATCTTGACCCAAATACTGCGTCGGGCGGCGAATGCTGATCGTGTCGCCGTTCATCGCAAATTCTTTGGAATAGTCGGTGTGGACCTTGTTACCCAAAACAAGCTCGTTTTCAAGTTGGCGCAGACCTTCGTTTGCGAAAACTGATGGGGTTAGAAACGTGTTGGCCATCTGATTGGCTCCTTAAAAAGTTCCGCCCTTATCCACCCACGCCCGATATTCTGAGGGGCTCATATCACCGGGGTCTTTTGCCGATGATGATTTGCCTCTAACGGGTGTGATTGGATCTGGGGCTGTTGTGACTGTCTTTGGTTTCGGGGCGCTAAGTGTTGCTTCCAGCCGTCCAAGCGCGCGGGCAACGTCGATAGGCTGCATTGCAGCCATTGCATCGCCAACCGCAGGGTTTTTCCCGATGTGATAGGCAAGTTCCGCCGCCACATCAGATTGTACGATTTGGCGGGCCATTTCCTGCGAAATCCTAACATTGTCGCTCATCGCAACTTGCTCAAAATCTGCGTATCGGCCCTTAGCTTCTGCCACTTGGTCCGCCCAGTTTTGGGCATCCTCTGCGGCCTGCTGTTGCTGGATGTGCTGGGATTGCTTGAACCGGTCTGCGGCTTCGCTCTCCAACCTTTGCGCTTCCCTGCCGTCCAGCGCCTGAACTGAATAATAGGCGCTATTGGCGGCTTGGAATTCTTCATAGTCGTCGTAATCTTCCTGCCTTGGTTTTGGCAGGGATTTAGCGGCCTGTTTGTGCTGTTCTAGCTTGGCCTCAAGATCACGCCTTGCAGCTTCGGTGGTGCGCAGTTCTTCCTGCATCCGTTCCTTAGCTTCGCGGCGGCGTTCGCTCCGAGATTTGGCTTTTTCCTCAGATTCGACATCTGGCTTTTCGCCGTCTGCGTCATCATCGGCGGCAACCTCAACGGGTTCGCCTTCTGTGCTATCCGCCGCTTCCGGCGCTTCGACCTGCTCGGCCTCAGTTTGCACGATTTCTTCGACCGCCACAGGGGCAGCTTCAAGATTATCGGTCATTTATGGTTTTCCTTAGAGTGGGCCGAAGCCCTGTTGCCCCGCGCCTCGTAGCGCGAGCATGACTTGCTGTTGCACAATCTGCGCAATCGCGTCATTCAATTCGCCGGACATAATCGCTGTCTCGACTTGTGTTTTCTGCGCCTCTGCGCCTGCCTTAGCCGCGTCGGCTTCATCTTCATACGCCTTGGCTGTTTTACTGCGTATCTCGGCGCTAATCATGGCCTGCTGTATCTGCTTCTGCTCTTGTTCGCCCGCCTGCGCCTGCTGCTGCTGTTGCCGCATGGCCTGCTGCTCTTCGGGCGGCAAATCTTCGGGCGATATCATGCCGGGTGGCAATATCTTCTTGAGGCGCTCGGCCAGCTTGTCAGCGTCCGGCCAATCCATAGACTTGGCAATCAGATCACCCGCCACTTGGCCCGCCGCAGGAAATGCCTGAACAAACTGCATCATACTTTCGGCAGTCTCTTGACGGCGCGTGGTGTAATTAGGGCCAACAGATACGCGAACAGTATGCTTGCCGCTTGATAAGTTATTGACCGGCGTTGCCTGTGGCATCCCGTCCGGCCCAATAGTCACTTCCTGACCATTCACCCGCACCATTTTCTGATCGTCATCGTCGCCCACAATGAGCATCATACGATCAGTATCGTAAACACGCGGAATCATATCAACCATGATGCGGCCTGCGTGTTCAATGGATTTGGCGAGGTTGTCCGTATAGATCGAGGTTGAGATATCGCTTTCAAGCTGTCTCTGGCGGATAGCAATGCCAGATTGTTCATTTGATCGACCACCAAGGGCAGCGTCATAGATGCCAGTGGTTGCCTTCATATCGTCTTCGGCGCGCATCATGCCCGTCTGCATGGCGTTAGACGAAACCGGCGGCGGAATGCGCTGCGGTGGTGGTGCTTTCTCATCTGGCGTGTATGGCAGATAAGCCTTGTTGCCATCGTTTGCGGCCGCCCAAATCGCTTCCATGCCCGCGACTTGCTTGATCGTGACAAGATACGGCGCTTTAGGCTGCAATGCGACAACTTCGGCGTCAGCACTGGCGTAATAATTGTAAAGCTGCTGTGGGTCTTTGGCGAACCGGATAACCGATGTGCGAACGATCCTGTCCCCAACGTGAATTTCTTCACCGACAACCGCAACAACTGGAATGTGCATAGAAGGCACGTCCTTTGGCCCCTCTAATACATCCTGCCCACTAAGCTTGGCCCATTTGACCGTGTGCGTGTTTACGGTTCTGATTTTGACCGTGTTGTGCGCTGCTGTTGGGTTTTCAATCGTGCTGCCGTCAGCCATCAAGCCGAGCCTCACCTTACGAGGCTCTTTCCAGTAGTATTCCGCAACGATAACATCGCCAGCTTCGGACCAGTTTTCGAGGCCATCCGTATTGCCATCATGTTCAGCATCAACACCGTCTTTGCCAGGGTATGCCTTCTTGAAATCATCGGCGCTCATTTTGTCCGTGATAAAGCAATATCCGGCGTCGGAGCGTGTCGGCGCGCGCGCGTCTGGATCCCAATAAACCGCAAAAGGATTGCGGATGCGCTCTACCTTGATTTCCTGATTGAATGATGTGTCGCTTTCGTAATCAGTCAGAATGCGAAAGTTGCCGATTCCGCACTGCGCTGCACTTTCTGCCGCGCCCTCATAAACTGACGAAGCATCGCTGATGTACTCAATATTACGAATGATGCCTTCGTTCAGCTCTGACGTTTGCTCATTTGCTTCTTGATCTGCTGCAAGAACCTTAACCGATGGGTTCAGCTTGCGAATATCGCCCGTTACCTGTCGCACAAATCGGGGCATCCGGTTCATGGTTAGGCATGGACGGCCTGCGGTTTCGCGCGCTTCCTTTTCAGTCGGTGGCCATTGAAGGCCAGCCGCGAACTCAAGGTCATTCAGTCCGTCTTCGCGGTTCTTTAGATCAGCGGTCACGGATTCCGACATGCGGATTCTGGCCGTCTTGATGATATCTTCGTTGTTCATCTGCCCATCCATCCGCCACCACTGTAGCTGTTCATGTATTTTGATGCGTCCGGCACGACCTCGGTCATGTCGGGGAATAATTCAGTGAATGCCCAAACCACCGCATCCAGTTCATCCGGCGAATTGTCGCCCTGGTAGCCTTCTGTCGTCATTTGCGTCATTTGGTTCTCAATTGCGGGGAACTGGCCAACGTGGCGAATGCGCCCCTGTTCATACAAGGCCGCGATGGGCTCTGCTCTGACGTGCTTGCCCTTGGTTGCTCGCACCTCAATAATGTTCAAGTTCGGCGCGATACTGCGCAGCGTGTGCGCCACCATATCGCCACCTTGGTTCACTTCGACCACAACGCCATCCGCGTCGTATTTCTTCGCAAGAGTTATTGCCGCCTTCGCCCAATCCAATGGAGAACCTGATAGGGAAGCATCCTCTAAGAGGTATCCCGTCTGATCTGGCCCCATGCCAGCCACTATAAGCCCGTGTTTATCGCTGTTCTCGGTGTTCGTCACCGCCGGATCAATGCTGACCACAGTGCGGCCTATTTCCGGGGCCTCAGACACGCGGTAAGTGTCTAGCGTTGCCTGCGCCCATAATGCGCCGGGAAGATCACCGAGGATTTCAGCGTTCAACTCCTGCCGCCCAAGGCGCGTGCCTTCGTACCGTGCGACGATCTTTTCCAAAAAGCGCGGTGCTAAGTTTGACTTGTTGTCCTGCGTTCGGCCGCGCGTGACGTGAACCTTACCCTCCTGCCCGCTTACGATTGCCTTGATCAGTTCAGTTGCGCGCGGTGTTGTCGTGACAAGCTGCCGGGGATCGTCGCCCGCCCTCATGCAGAATTGCAGCATGTCCCAAGTTTCACGGGCGTATCTGTATTTCGCCAACTCATCGACCCAAGCGGCCTCGAACTCTGGACCGCGTAGCTGTTGCGGTTCTGTTCCATTGTATCCCAATGCAGTTGCACCGTTCGGCCATGTGACGCGAACAGGCTTATATCTGACCTTTGGCCCTTCGCCCGGCGGATAGATTGCCAATAGCCGCGCAACCATAACCTCTTCAAGGTCTTTCTGTGTCTCAGCAACAAGCGCGATTGACTTAACGCCAGCCTCTACCTGCTCCTTTACCCAGCGCGCGCCCGTCTCTGTCTTACCCCAACCACGTCCTGCCAGTGCAAGCCATACGTCCCAATCGCCATCCGGTGCGATCTGATCCTTTCTCGCAAGGAATCCGCGCCAATTGTAAAGCAAGGCGCGCGCCTCCGCATCGGTAAGCTCCGATAGCGCGGCCTGACGCTCATTCGCCGTCAGACTGGCCAGTTGTTCCGCTACGCTCTGCAAGGGCTTCGATGAATGCTGAGAGTTTGGTTGCACCTGCGCCAACTTCCTCTGTTTTGATTGGGCTTTCAGGGTCGCCCGATAGCGTCACTGCTGAAAGGTCTGGCAATGACTTGCGCAGAAGGATTTCGATAGCCTTTAGCCTACCTGTATCAAGTTCAATTAATCTAGGATCCTCATCATCCTTACCGCGCGCTTCTTTTTCGCCTAAAGCAAAACCCTGCAAGCGTTTTACAAGCTGGGTGGTCTGGATCGCAGCCCTTGTTTGCTCCTGCTGTAGTTTGGTTGGAATACGCTTTGTCGCTGCCATAGCAATTTCACGCCGTCATGGGCGCGTCCTCTTGCTGTCTGTTGTATATAATGGAAAAGCACCATACGGTTTCCCATAGGCGCAATTCTTCCCCTCTAGGGATATGCTATTTTAGAATGATCGTCAACCGGTTTACCTCCAACGCTTCAACGTGTGATTCCATTGCCTTTTTTACAACATCAGGCGAGAATTGTGGCTCTCTGTTAAAGGCAAAATGAACGTGGCTAGAAACGCCCTCCTGTTCTTTCGCAATGCTCTCATTAATGGCGCGGGCCTGTTCATAAATCGCCCGCTGCACCCTGACAGCTTCTCTATATGCTGCCTCCTGCGCTTCCATAGGCATCTTAAGCCCGAACTGCGGAAACGCCTCTTTTATAAATCTCCAAAACCTCATTTCGACACCTCGTTTAATGCTACCTTGATTGCCCGCATACTGATCGGCCTGTCTGTTGGCCCCCTGTCGCACTCAAGGATCAGGCAAGCCGTGTTGATGCGCCCTATCCTGCCCTCAAGTTTGCGATAGGCTGCTATGACCTCTGGATTGCCGTCGCCCCCGTCATATCCTGTCTGGTTGTCGGCGAGGCAAGATCCGTATCCCTTTGTCCCTAGTTCGCTTAGATAGGCTGCGCGCAGTTCTTGGAATAGCCGCGCTGCCTGCTCCTGTGACGTGTTGATCTGCTTTGTCTGGTATAGGACGCCAATCATGTCGCTTGCCAGATCCACCATGGGCTGCATGTGTTTCCCTACTCCCTGTGGTGTTGCCCATGTGCCTTGGGCTAAGCGTTCCGGCGTTGGTCGCGCGGTTCTGCTTTCCCTTGGCGCTGGCATTACGGCAATGTCTGTCTCGATAGGCTCTGCCTTGAACTGCCTCTTTGCCTGCCTGCGCTGTCTCTTGCTTGTCATCTGCCTGCCCCTATCGGTTAACATATTTGCAATTCCCGACCTTGCCGTCTTCACAGGCTATCTCGTGAAGGTGCCTGTGTGCCTCTCTCGCATTATATGCCACCTCAAAAACAAGGGCAAACATCACCACGAAAAGCACGTCACGCCACATCACTTCACCCCCATGGCCTTCTGTTCGTCCTCTTGAACCCGGCTCAACTCGATTATAGACGAACTATCAACGCAAGCTATGAAGCTGCCCTTATGGCCAACAATCGGAAAGCCTCCAGCCACCTCACACCTTTGCTCAAGCCTATCCAATTGCTTTATATGGTTCCACATCAAAAAAGGTATACCGACAACCATAGCTGTAACTAAAATGGCGAAAACAACACAGCCGGTGCATTCATCAGGCCCATTCATGTTTCTACCACCTCTGGCACCCGGCCCCATTTGTATGTGTGGCCCGTCTTTTCGAGGCGTTGCGTCTTGCCCTGTGCTGCAAGTGCTGAGACAGCCGATGAAACGCTGTTGACCTTCTTGCCGATCTTTGCCGCGATTTGCCGCGAAGTCATTGGCTCGGTCAGCGCGTCATATACCATTTCGTTTAGACCGACATTATGGCAAATTATCAGCGAAGATGGTAGCTTTGGCTTGTTTGGCCCCTTCTGCTCAAATTCCAGCATTTTGTTTGCAAAGTTCGCTTCGTTGACTGGTGGCGTTTTGGATTTCGCCGGGACAACATGCGATGCGCTGGTTGCGGCCCACTTCATGCGGTTCTCTGTTCTGTGTGTTATGCAAATCATTATTCTGCCTTCTTATCTGTAATATAAAGGCTATCCAGATCGTCAAATATAGCCTCATTAAACTCAGAACCAAGCGGCCCCATATCTGAAAGGTCAGGCAGCAATCCGTCGTCGATCATGTTGGCCTCACTCACTAGAAAATCTATCAGCTTGGACCCGTGAACGGGTGGCCCTTTATGGCGGTATGGGTATCTGTCGCTCATTCCTGCCTCCTTACGGCCTTGTGAAGATCATCCACCGGCCCCTCCTTGTAACAATTCGCCAGCCGTTTCTTCGGCAGCCCCGCAATACTTCGCTGAAATCGCCGGT